GAACAGCTACCAGGGTTTGGTTGGGGTCTAGCTACGTTCGGTGGTACAGTAGCCAACGCACTTACTACAACTTTAAATGGAGCAATCAATGATTCCACAACAACGATAGTTTTAACAAGCGTCATTAACTTTCCATCGACGGGTACAAATCACATACAGATAGGATCAGAAGAAATATCTTATACTGGAATCTCAGGCAGCACACTAACAGGCGTGACGCGAGGAGCGAGAGGCACAACAGCTGCATCACACTCTGACGGTGCAACAGTTACAAACAGTTCTGACTTTGTGGCGTGGGGTGAAGCTGCATCAGGTGACTTGGTAATTGATCCAGGTCTTTGGTCTATCGATAACTTTGGTGATAAAATTATCGCTTTAATACATAACGGACAAGTTTTTGAGTGGAACTCAAATGCATCAAACGCAACAGCAACAAGAGCTACAATTATTTCTGGTGCGCCAACCGCATCAAGAGACATGATTGTATCTACACCAGATCGACACTTAGTTTTCTTTGGAACAGAAACAACGATAGGTGATCAAAGCACACAAGATGAAATGTTTATAAGATTTTCTAATCAAGAAGATATTAATACTTACACACCAACAGCTACCAATACTGCTGGTACACAGAGACTTGCAGATGGATCCAGAATTATGGGATCGGTTAGAGGTCGAGATGCGATTTACATCTGGACTGACACTGCCTTATTCACTATGCGTTTTATTGGTCCACCATTTACATTTGGTTTCGCACAGGTAGGTACTAACTGTGGATTAATAGGTCAAAACGCTGCGGTAGAAGTAGATGGCGCTGCATATTGGTTTTCAGAGAATGGTTTCTTTAAATATGCCGGTGCCTTACAATCACTACCATGTTTAGTAGAAGATTTTGTTTATAACGATTTAAATACAACAGCCAACCAACTTATCAACGCTGGAATTAATAACTTGTTTGGTGAGATTAATTGGTTCTACTGTTCTTCTGGTGCAACAGTCATTGATAAATGTGTAACTTATAATTACATTGAATCTACCCCTCAAAGACCTGTTTGGACTACAAGCACATTAGACAGAACAACATGGCAAGACTCTGCTGTATTTGGTAAACCACATGCTACAGACTACGACGCTGACTCTAACAACTCTTATGATGTTGTTGGCAACACTGATGGTTGCACAATCTATTACGAGCATGAGACTGGCACAGATCAAGTAACAACCACGGCTACAACAGCAATAACTTCTAACATAGAGTCTGGAGACTTTGATATTAGTCAAGGTGGTGACGGTGAGTTTTTTGCAAAGATAAGAAGATTTATACCAGACTTTGTATCTCAAACTGGTAACACACAAATTACATTACAATTAAGAAACTACTCTAATGATTCACAATCAAGTTCAGCACTTGGTCCGTTTACTGTAACGTCATCAACAACTAAAGTAGACACAAGAGCTAGAGCTAGAGCTGTGTCCTTGAAGATAGCAAATACGGCTGCATCTCAAAACTGGAAACTTGGTGGATTTAGATTAGACATACAACCAGATGGAAGAAGATAATGGCAAAGATAGTACAGATATTAACAAGACCTAGTAAAGAGTATAGACAAGATGTTGCTGACGCACAGGTTAGAGATCTTGATGCTGTCATACAAAAATTAAATACAACGTTTCAAGAAGAATTAAAACAAGAGGTAGAGGCACAAAGCTTCTTTTTAGATTAATGGCAAACAGTTTCGTAAATGCAAAGGTAGATCTAACATCAACAGATAATACTACGTTGTACACAACTCCAACTGCTAACGTTTCTTTAATTAAGTCGTTATTGGTATCTAATGATTCAGGATCTAGCTGTAACATAGATGTTACTTTAACAGATTCTTCTGGTAACGTGTTTAGTTTATTCAAGACTAAAGCTGTAGCATCTAATACAACAACCGAACTTTTAACTCACCCTCTTGTAGTAGAGGAAAGTGAGATATTAAAGGTACAAGCTAGTGACGCGAACGAGCTGCACGTTATAGCTTCTATATTACAAATACAGCCGAGAGAGGTAACAACGTAATGTTAATAAAACCAAAAGATATAATAGAGAAAATAAGCAATAAAAAGACAGGTGAAGTCTATAAAGACGAAGACGATTGGAAGGCAAAAGGCGTGCCAGAAGAAGACATTCAAAGGGATGTAACAGTCGTTATGCCTAGTCTTGATTTATTTGGAAAAACCAAGTAGATTGGAGTTTACAGGATTTAAAACCTGCCAATAAGGATTTAATTAAATTATGGCAATATCAAGAGGACAGATGGAGAGACAATTACGTGAAGGTGGCGGTATCATGAGCCTTTCAAAAGAAGGTATTGGTGGCGGTGACTACAGAGGTATTGATATGGGTAGCCGAACAGGTTTTGGTATACTTAAAAAAATATCTAGAGGTGTTAAGAAAGTTGCCAAAGGTGTAAAAAGTATTGTGTCTTCTGATGCAGGTAAAGCTGCTTTATTAGCTGCAGCAACATTTAAGTTAGGTGGTGGTTCATTTGGAAATTTGTTAAAACCAGGAGTTAAATCAGGATTTCAATTTGGTAATCTACCTTTTGTTGGTCCATTATTATCTCAAGGATCAGCTACAAACATAGCTATGGACTATAGTAATCCAATATCCGCGTTCATGACAGAGGCAGGTAAAAAAATTGCTGGTGGTGGTATTACTGGTGCTTTAGGAAAAGGAGCTGCACTAGCAGGAGTGTCGGCTTTTCTAACATCTAAATATGGTATGACAGAAGAACAAGCTGAAGAAGAATTAACTAGAGATCCAGCAAAATATTTAAGACTATATTATACGAATTTAAATCCAAATGCAGGATCTGAAGAGATAGAAGAGTTTGTAAGACAAAACTCGGCTGATGGTGGTAGAATAGGTTTTGCTGAAGGTCCAGTATTACCGCCAGACCCAACACAACCTGTAAATCCTTTTGGACCAAAACCAGGAGACTTTGGTATTGAAGAAGACATTCCAATAAAAATGGCATCTAATATAGAGAACGATAAAATATTAGAAGCTCTTTTTGAAAAGTATTTAGATATGGGTTTATCTCCTAAAGAAGCAGCAGAAAAAGCAATGGAAGAATTTGAGAGAATGAGTATGAGAAAAACAAAAGAAGGAAGAGGTCTAGCAGCTTTAGGTGGTAAGATGGATACCGCTAGTGATAACGCCATGCAAGCGGCGGGCATCGAGGGGCTACCTATCAGAAAAAATCAAGCTGGTGTGAAAGAGTTAGACCTTAGAAAAACCGGTGGATTTATACAACCTGTTGGTATAAAAGAAAAAGCAGATGACATTCCGGCAATGTTATCAAACAATGAATTTGTATTTACAGCAGATGCTGTAAGAGGTGCAGGAGACGGAAACGTCGAATTAGGAGCACAAAGGATGTATGATACTATGAAAAGATTAGAAGCAGGAGGAAGAGCATAATGGCGGAAGTAGTAAGAACAGCCCCAGCAGAATTTATCGAAGCGGGTGCAAAAACATATTTAGACGATCTTACAAAAGCGATTGGTCAATTTAAGACTACAGATCTTTCTACAATACAAGGTCCACAGTTTATCGCTGGACCTGGTGCGTTAACAACACAAGCAGAAGGACTTGCCTCTGGTCTAGGTGGTTTTCAACCTTTCTTAACACAAGCACAACAATTAAGAGGCCCTACAGCTTTTCAAGCTTACATGTCTCCATTCCAACAAGATGTTATTGACACAACATTAGCAGAGTTTGATAGACAAGCTGCAAAAGGTTTACCGGCATTATCTGCTCAAGCAATTCAAGCTGGAGCTTTTGGTGGTGGAAGAGAAGGTGTACAAAGAGCAGAGTTTCAAGCGCAATCAGATAGAAACAGAGCAGCATTACAAGCTCAATTATTACAAACTGGTTTTGGTCAAGCACAGCAATTAGCTCAACAAGATTTCTTAAGAAATATTAATTTAGCGCAACAAACACCTGCATTGTTAGGTCAACAGATCTCTGCACTAACAGGTTTAGGTGCGCAACAAGCGGCAAGACAACAACAACAATTAACAGCGCAACAACAATTATTATCAAGACAAGCTTTACAACCACTAGAAGCAGCACAACAATTTGGCTCTGGTGTTACAAGTTTAATTGCTGGATATCCAGGAAGAGATGTAATTCAACCACCTGCACCGACACCTTCACCATTGGCTACAGGACTTGGAACAGCATCGACACTAGCTGGTATTTACAGATTAATTAGTCCACCAACACAGAAACTACAATTGATATCATAATGAGCAGAGTATTAAAAAGACCAATGTTTAGAAAAGGCGGAGAAGTTATGGAAGGTGTTATGACTGGTATTAAGCCTAGAGAAATGTTTCAAGATAAAGGTATGTCAAATGAAATGGCAGACCAATTAAAAAATATTCAAAGCAGAGTTAATTTAATTGATGCTGTTGCTGGAACAGGGTCTAGTCCGTTAGCAAATCCGTTAACACAATTTTTATTACAAACAGGTGCTAATCTTATAGGTGGCACTGCAGCTGGTGGCACAAAACTACAAGAGATTGTAGGTGCAGCCAAAGGGCCATTAGATAAAGCTATTAAAGCTCAACAATTAAAAGATGCAAGTAGAAGAAAAATAGCTGCATCTTTAATAGGAAAAATGGGCACGGGTGGTTTACAAAAATATATTTTACAAGCACGAGATGCATTTAAATTTGATCCTAAATTAAAAGAACAATATGGTGGTAACGTGCAAAAATATGCCTTAGAATTATTTAACCAAGATAGATTTAGACAAGGTAAATCATCAGCAACTATTTTAAGAGAAACTTTAAATAATGAAGCTGAAGGCATAATGAAAAGAGAGAGAAATAGAATAACTAAACAATCTTATTTTATACCATCAGCAGCTAGAGATATAGCTGGAGCAAAAGACGCTTTAGTAAAAAACAAAACATTTCAAGAAGGTAAATTTACTATAGATAATAATTTATATTACCTACCACCGGAGACTAATTATAAACCGGGTGAGAAAAAAGGAACATTAGTTCCAGAAGACGCAGATAGATTAAACACTAATAATCTCTACTATAATTATAAGGATAAAACATGGTATCTTTATGACGGTGTAACACTGACGCCTAAGTTTAAAACAAAGAGGTAATTTCATATGATTGATGAAAGAGAATTTATCCTCATTGAAGAAGATGAATCACTAGAAGAAGATAAAGTAGAAGATATTCCAAAAGACGCTGAGTTTAATTTAGAAACAGTAGAAGAAGAAACAGAACAAACAGAAGAGCCTAAAGGTTTAGATGTATTAAAAGAAAAAGGCCTTATTTCAAAAGACAGTGTTACTGGAACTTTAATAGAAGAACAAATTAGAGGCATCAGTAAAATTGTAGACAAAGTGCAAGGTAAAGAGGTAGAAGAAGATGTATCTCTTGTAGAGTCCTTAGTTGGAGCTGGTATCAGTGCTGGTATAAAAATACCAAAAGGACTTGTAACGTTTGGAACTTTACTTACTGATATATTCAGAGATCAAGATATACCCGTAGACGAAACATTAACAGCTAAGTTTAATGAAGCTTTTGAGCAAACAACATTAGGTAAAATAGAAACAGCATCGTCAGAAGTCGCAGCAGAGACAGCAGCTGGTAAAATTACAGAAGCGATTGGTCAATTATATGGTGCAGGTAAAATAGCACAAAAAACAGCTATACCTGTTATAGAAAAAACATCTCAAAAAGTTAGACAATTAGTAAGCGCTATTAAACAGGGTAGATATGTTAAAACTACAAACAATATAAATGCAGCAAGAGCTGTTAAAAAAGCAAAGGATTTAAATAGAATAACAGGCAAAGATAAATTTATAGCCATTGCTGTGGGTGGAGGAGTTGGAGGTGGTTTTATCGTATCAGACGTAGAAGATATAGGTACGTTTGGTGATTGGGATTATTTAGATTTTTTACCTACAGGATTAGATAGAGAACAAAAAGAGTTAGGCGCTGATGATGCACAAAGACAATTATTAAATAGATTAAAATTTGGTGCAGAGTTAGGTTTTCCCATCATACCTTTTGTTGTAGGCACAGGTAAAGTTGGTAAACTTCTTGTGCAAAAAGGTAAAGAACTTACATATAGTGATAGTATGTTAGAGAGATGGATAGACAGATTTGTTGGTAAACCATTTAGATCTAGAAGCAATAAAACTCAAGAATTATTTGATGGTATACAAAAATTAGAAGGTAAAAAATCTTCAATAAAAGTATTAGCACAAGATGCCTCTAGAAATTTTGATGATAGATTAAGAGAGATTTCAAAAGAAACAAGTGGCGCGGCGCAAGCAGTAAAAGATCCAGATACATTTTCTAAAGTTATATCTGAGTTTATGTTTAAAAGCACCGATGACGTTATTACTAAAAACAATATAATTTTTCCTGGGTTTGCAAAACAAGGCACAAAAAAATTTACAGAAGCTTTAAATAAATTAGGAGTGTCTAAAAAATCTACAAACAAAATAATATCAGATGCTACAGCTTTTAGAGAAACTGCAGCTAAATTAAAAAACTTAATTGCAGCTAGTAAAAATGTAACAGTAGGAAAAGAAAAATTAAATAAAATATTAAATGAAAGAGTTAAAAATGTTTTATCAGTAGATTACAAAATTATTGATGACAACAGAGGTTTATTTAATGGATTTAAACCTGCTGCCGAGGATATAAAAGTGGTTGCTAATATTTTAAAAAGATATGCAAGAGATAATGGAAAAAAATTAGATGATGATACAGCTAATAAATTAGTAAACGACATAACTAAAAACGCATTTAAAGATAAAACAACAAAAGAATTAGTGTTTGATATTGGAGAACAAAGTGCTTTAGCAGATAAAGCAGTGCAAAGAGTTAATATGGGTAAATATATTACCACAGGTAAATTTAAAGCAGACGGTAAAGGTGGATTAATACAAACAGAATCTGATCTTAATGCATTTAAAAAATTATTTGGTGAGTATAGAGATGTACAAAAAGGCATATACAATGTAGCAGCTGAACTCGCAGAAACAGTTGCAAGAGATAATTTTTATCAAACGTTGTTAAATGAAAGCAAAAGAATTGCAGCAGCTATTAAACAAGGCAACCCTGATATTATTAGAGCTGCAGAAGGTAGACCCATATTTTTTAGAAACTATAACGACGCTGTAGTAAATTTACCAAATCAAGAAATCTCTAAAGTTCCTTTAAGTTTAAAATCAGCTTTACCAGAAACAATTTATAAAAGTCCGTTAGATGGATACTTTACAACAGTTCCATATGGCGAAGCTATTAGAGTGGGAGACGCAGTGGTAGGTAGTGCACTTACAAGAAGTTTAGCTTACAGATTTCTTAACTTAATACCAAAAGGTTTATCACAAGCAGCTAAAACCATTTTGGGTCCTTTTACACACGCTAGAAATTTTTTCTCTTCTATGTTTACAACAATACACAGAGGAAACATCTTAATACCACCATCAAAGATTGCAGAATTTTTAAACAAATCTAGAAAAACCGTGCAACCACAATTGTTATATAGAATGACGGGTAATCCAAGATTTAGAAATATGACTGAAAATCAGTCTCTCTATAGATTTTTATTAGAAGAAGGTGTTACTAACCAAAATATTGTAGCTAGAGAATTAGAAGGTATCTTCTCTGATATAACACAAGTTAGAACAGCTAACATGTCAGCTGATCAATTTTTTAATAAAATATTAAATACAGGCACACGTAAATTTAAAAGATTGTATGATGTAGCACAAGACTTGTACACAGCAGAAGATGACTTTTTTAGAGTGTATAATTTTTTAGCTGAATTTTATAAATTAGACAATGCTTTTACTGTTGCAATTAAAAAAGGTATTAAAGATATAAATGGTAAAGTAGTAACACAAGCAACTAAACCAACAGATCTTGAATTAATGAAAGAGGCAGCACAGATTGTAAGAGAAACTGTTCCTAACTACGCATACGTATCCGATTTTGTAAAAAGTGTTAGACGTTCACCACTTGGTAGTTTCGCAGCTTTCCCTGCAGAGATATATAGAACAGGTGTAAACACAACTGCAAGAGCATTGAAAGAAATTAAAGATCCTGTAAGAAAGCAAATTGGTTACAACAGTTTAGTAGGTCAAGCAGCTACTTACACCGCTATACCTGTAATAGCCACAGAA